GCGGTTGCCCCACACCTCCTTGACCAGCTTCGCGGCGCGCTCTTGTTGCGCGGCCCATTCGCCGGTTGCCAGATAGTGCACCGCAAGCGGATCGGTGATGCCGACGCGCGCCGCCAGTCGCTGCGCCATCCAGTAGGTCGGCGAATTAGGATCCGCGCCACCCAGCTTGCGGAGCTCCACGCCGAGCTCTTTCAGCCGCCCCACGTTGTCGGTGGCAGTCACCCCGAAGGCGCGCAGGAAGCCGATCCCGGCTGGCCCGTAGCTGCGCAAGAAGCCGGTGAACCCCTCCATGGCGCCGCGCGCCTGTTCGGTCGACATCCCGAGCATCCAGAACGCGTTGCTAACCGACTGGATTTCATCGGTTGCCATGCCCATGCGCTGGCTGGCTTGGTAGAGCTCGTTGCCGGTCTCGGCGAACTTCTTGGCCAGCACCACAAGCCCGGTGCCAATGGCGGCCAGCTCCGCATTGAGCAGACCGACACGCGCGGCGACCCGCTTCAGCCCGCTGAGGAAGCTCTCCTGCGATGCGCCGTCGACGACGTATTTAACATTGACCAGAAACTCTTGGAGGACCTCGGCGGCCATCAGCCGGGCGCCTTCGGGCCAGCTTGATCAGGATCGAGCGGCTTTGTGGTGATCTCGGTATACCAAGGTTGCCCGCGGTTATCGCCGTGATGCGTCACGCTCCACGCGGTATAGATGCCGTCGCTCTCGATGTGTGCCATCATCTGCAACGAATAGGTCTGGTTGATCGCCTGCGAGGTATCACCGCCTTGCGCCTTGATGACCTTGTTCACCTCGTCGTTGTTGATCTTGATCTGGCAGCCCGGTGTGATCTGGTAATTTAACAGACACTGCACATGGATCGCGGCGCCGATCTGCTGCGTCGGAATGCTGGTCATACCGTTGAGGACGTTGATTTCGATCGGCTTGGCGGGCAGCTTCTCGCCCGGGCCCAGCACGTGCAGTTTGTTGTTGCTATCGATGAAGCAAAACCCATCGATAGCCTGCGTCAGATCACGCATCACCTCGGGCGGCAAACCATAGAGCGTGCGGCTGCGCGTGCTCTTCTGGGTCTGGATCGCGTCGATCTGGGTGATGGTTCCCGCGGTGATGCCGTAAGGGCCCATGGCGGAAAGCACCGCATTGATGATGTCCTGCCCGGTGGTGCCGGGCGGCAGTCGCTTGTTGATGAGCGGCTCGAGCATGGCTTGGCTACCGCACGCGGCATGGATGCGCAGAAACGTGTCGGTGGCGCTCAACTTGCCCTTCTCAAAGAATACGATATCACCGGCAAACAGCTGGCCGTAGCGGGCGTGCTGGTAGCCGCCGCTCAGCGTCACGTTGGTGAATTCCTGGGTGATCTGCTGAGCGAGATCATCCGGCACGTTGGTGACCGTGGCGGTCAGTTGCCACGGGTTTAACATCATGCCGGTCTCCACCGAAAATTCGATGTGAAAGTCCGACAGGTTGATGGCCTTGCCGCCGCCGCCGGCATCGGTCGGCGTGCCAACCGCTAAAGCCCACAGTCTGCCGAATAGTTTGCCGGGTGGCGGCGTCAGCTCGGGTGCGGGCGGGTCGCGCTTGGCGACAACCTCGACCGGCGGGAGCGTCACTTCGGTGGACGAGTCACGCAGACTAGCGCTCACGGCTGCGCTCCAGGTGACGCTGATAGATCCGCTCGTTCTCGTCCAATACGTCGAGGTAGTCGTTGGCGAGCATCACGTGCTCCAGATCGATCGTGCCATCGAGCAGACCCTCCATGCGATACATGCCTTTGACGGAGGGGCGCAGCAGATAGCCCTCGCCGTCTGCTACCGCTATCCAATCGAGTTCAGGGTAAGCGTCGGCGTTTCCGTAGCTGCCGCCCCCGGCAACGCGCCGCCGAAAAAACCCGTCAGATTATCCTGCAGGATCTTGGAGACCACCTCGATCATCATCGGTAATGAGTCGAGATCCTCAAACATGATGCGTTTGGCGCGCGGGTTCCACACGTCGACCCACACCACACCCGAACCATTGCCGCCTTGCTGGCGCTGTGTCATCTCCAGACACATGCCGAGCACGTAGTTGCAATCCTCATCGGTGATGCGCGACAGCGCCCCGGCAAACGGCACGATCAGCTTGTTGGGTTCCTGCTCGCCGATCGCCGCCAGCGCGTCGCCCATCTCCATCATCTCGGAGATCAGCGGCGCGAGACGACGGGCGACGTGGAATTGCTGGAACGCGTTCATTCGTTTGGCGCGGTAGAGGTGATCGCCGACTTTGAATTCCAGCATCGTTAACCCCCGACCACCGACGTGCCGCTGGTGCCGTCGCCGAGCACGCCGTTGACCTGACCCGCGTCGAAGATCCATTCCTGCAGGCCTCCCTCTTTCGCGTAGGAAACATTCGGCCAACGCTGGAAGGCGCAGTTGGTGCAGGAGATCTGGTCGCCGCGCGCCGGATCACTGATAACGATGACGTTCTGTCCCCACAGCGCCGAGCTCACACGTTGCAGATCGAGCATCACCGACAGCATCTGATTGGTCGGCGAGGTCTTTAGAAAACGCAGAGTAATGGTGCCGCCATTTCCAGCATGCAGTGAGTGCATCACCGAGCCGTCAGCGCCTATGGTCATGGTGTTCTTGTTCTCGACCATGGCGACGGTAATGCCTTCTTCGGAATTACCCGAGCCGTAGCCGAGCGAGAACGAGCCGCCGGGACCGACGATGGACGCGGCAACGTCCATGAACGAATATGTCGCCATGGCAACATTTTCCTTTCGTTTCAGATTGTGGAGGAATGGAACCAGATCCGCCGGGCGGCGTTTACGGTCGCGGGGTCGACCCCTGTTTCAGGAGAAAGCTATGCCCAACATCCAAGATGCCGCCCAACAGCTGAACGCCGCGCTGGATCGCATCGCAGCTGCAGCAAACAACCCGCAGCAAGTGCAACAGGCCGTGCAGGACGCCAAACAGAAGGTCCAGGAGTTTGTGCAGCACGCCCAGCAGGGCGGCCAGGGTGGCCAGCAGGGCGGCCAGCAGCAGGGCAGCCAGGGCGCCACGCACCAGCGCTAGGGGTGCTTGGCTAGGCAGCTCTCAATGATCTTGGTGATCATTGTGTTTCTAACTTCGGTGTTGTGCGCGAACACGTAGGACGCAACACCGAGGAAGCATATGTTTAGTAACACCAGCAACAAAAATGCTGGTGGGAGTGCCTTGATCAGCTTGTCGCTGATGCCTGCAATCACCCCGTGGCGACCGTTCCCGTTACTAGGTTCGGTCGCCACGGGACGTCACTTAGCCTTTAGGTGCCGGTGCCGGCGGCAGCGGCATGCCGACTTCCAGCGAGGGGTCGACAGAAACGTAACGCCATCCCAACGAAGGACAGTAGCACAACATCCAAAATGTCTTGGACGGCAGCCCCTGGTCGGGATGTCCACCGCTGCCACCCGGCAGGCCCTGGTCAGGACGCGCACCACCAGACGGCAGCCCCTGGTCAGGCTTTGGCTGGCTTCCCGGCAGCCCCTGGTCAGGCCGTGCCGGCTGGCCAGGGATCGGCTGGCCGGATACGTGACCACCGCCCGGCAACCCCTGCGAGGGATGCGGCGGACGGCCGGGTGACGGCCAGATCGTGCCCGGCTGCACCGGGATGCCGCCACCGAAGCCGGGATCGACCGGCACGATGGGATTGCCGAGCGACGGAGGCGGCCAGATGCCCGGAGGGGGCGGCGGCAAGCCCTGATCGGGACGGTCGCTGCTGATCCCGTAGCCGGGATCGGTCGGACCTTCAGCGCCCGGCAGCTCATTGCCGGGATGCCCGCGCTCACGCACGGTAAGGAAGCCAGAAACGAACGGCATTTGACGTCTCCTTTAGCGGTTGACGTTTACGATCACGTTAGCGAAATGAACTGCGCCGGCCAGTTTGATCGCACACTGGATGGTCGGCGCGATGCGCTGCTCCCGGATAGCCTGCGGCTGACTTTCCACGAGCGGCGCCCACACGTAGTAGCCGAGTGGCAGCATCTGTCCATAGACGATCTGGCCGAACCCGCTGGCATTCCACTGCCCGGGCGCAATCATCCCGTTAATGACGCCCTGCTGCAATGAATTGGTCAC